GCTTGATTTCGGTTAGTTCCTTTTTGGTAAACTCAGCAAACTCTTTGTATTCGGTCTTAATAACTTGAAGTTCTTTTATCGCTTCAGATTTAGCCGCTTGCTTTTGCGCAAAATAGCCAACAAAAGTTCCACCCGTTCCAAATCCCAATACCTTTGCAGCTTCTAAAAATACTGTTGAACTGTCCATTTCTAATTAATATCTTTTTCCTGTGATTTTTGATAAACTTTTAATCCCGAAGCAATAGCCGTTACTGCACCCATTATCATGGTCGCCTCCGTTGCGTGTTCAGTTCCAAATATGAGAACATACCACCCCATAAACACCGCGTTAACAACTAGCCAAATGACCGTGGCGCGTGTTGTCGAGTACTTCCCGTTAGGGTCTAAAAGTTCTTTGAGGAAGTCCATTAGTAAAAGTCATTCCAAGCTGAGCCATCATACCCTTGGTGCTTGTTTGTGGTGCTGTTGTAAATCATCATTCCAGCCGTTGCCGTTAGTGCGTTACGCTCAGTTGTAGTTAGCACGTTAGGCGTGAATGACCCCGTTGTGCTTGGCAAGGTTGTTTTGCCGTTCTTTAGGATAACCAAAGCATCTGATAACGCGCCTGATATTCCGTTACCTACTCCAAAAATGCGGTCGGTTGCTGAAAATACTGTTGTTGAAGTTGGCGTGTAGTCCGTGTTGTAAGTTCCAATTGAAGTTTCTGCAAATGATTTAGAATTAACTTCATACCCTACTGCGGTTGCCGTGTTTGCCGATGCGGTTGAGTTAGTACCCATTGCTGTTGCGGCTGTAGCAGAAGCCGTTGTTCCAGTACCTGTTGCAGTTGAAACTTCGCCAGAAGCCGTTGTTCCAGTACCTGTTGCTATTGAAGAAATTCCAGACGCTTTAGAGTTAGAAGAAAACGCAACAGACCCATTACCAATATTAGCGTCATCCCATTCTGTACCAGAAACATTCCCAGCCCGAAATGCACCTTTCTTTGGATTGAAAAACATCCTAGTTCCTGCGCCTGAGATTTCAGTAGCCGCGCCACTTCCGAATGTTCCCGTGACAAGTAGACCATCCTCTCCTGCTATCTTAACCGCGCCATCGTTGGCTGTGATTTCACGACCTACACCATCTCCGCCTTGGTCGTAAGATTCGTCTAACGTATTACCACCGCTTATTCCTACCCAAGCAGAGCCATTGTAAAGAAGTATCTCAGCCGTTAGGGTGTCGTAAAGATGGTCGCCTTTAATAACGTTAGTACGCGCTTCGGCTGTGGCTCTTGTGCTTCGAGTTAGTACATCAGCACCAAACATTCGGTAGTTAGAATGGTCGTTGTAATACACTCCCCCGAATGGGTTGGCATCTTGGTTCTGTGCTGTTGCTCCTATTGAAGCAAACAGCAATACAAATAGAATTAGGTTTTTCATTTCGTTAGCATTGTAACCGAAACACCTGAATAGGCTTTTCCGCTGTTGATTATTACTTTATTAGTTGGGTCGCTTGAATCTAAACGCCAGTTAACACCGACTGCAATTCCGTCAGTATCTACCGCCTGAACTATCCCGACCTCTTCACCGAAACTATGTGTAATGGTTGTATCCGTATTTGATGCCAACGTTACAACCTCCGTGTATTTCATAGCCATTGCATCGATGAAAGCCCTGAACTGCGATGAACTTGGTGCATCTCCCGAATCAAAGTAGGATTTTAGAGTAACTCGATTAAATATTACCGCCATAATAGTATAAGTCTTTATTGATTGGTAATCTGTCTATCTGTTTTCCTATCCCTCTAATCTGATAGGATGTGGTTTTCTTTTTTTCTTCAATCTTCAAGTACCCAACCGTGTCTAAAGTATTGCTCATGGTGTCCAAATGATTGAGCATTGAACGTCTCTTTAAATTGGCTTGGTTCTTCCAGTAATTTAAGAACGCTTGAAGGTTATTGCCTGTTACGGGAGAAGCCGTTTCGTTAGAAATCTGCTGCAATCCTTGATGGCTAACGTTAACACCGCTATTGATTGAGTAACCGTAGAACGTTGAATGCGCTAAGTATGGTTGAACGTAACCAACTAAGAAAGTTCCGAGTTGCACCTCTCTCCAATGGGCTGTATTTGCCGTGGTTGGTTTTGAATCGCTGTTGCCTCGTGCCGCCTTGAACATCTTCAATACACCCGTTTCAATTACCGTTACTTTTTCATCAGTTACGTAGGTATTTGTGATGCTCCATTCCTTAACATATTCCTGACTCAAAGCGTCAAGTGCCGCGTAAAGTATAACAGGTAAAGTATTACGCAATTCCTCGAATACGGGGTACATATACGGAAGTACCTTGTCACCTGATACGTTGATGTTTAAGGGTATTACCTTCGAGTCAACTAAATATTGTTTATCAATCATGGTGTTTCTTCTTCAGGTAATATTGGACTTCCCTTCAACCCAATCAAGCCTCTAATTTCCTCGGTTGACATTCTATCAAGCACCTTGGTTGCAACTAATGGGGATAGTGCTGCAAGCGCGTCAGCCGTTGCGCTGCTACTCGCGCCTGTTTCTTCGTCAATTGGAGAATACCCTCCAAGCTCTCTAATCTCGTCTGCTGTTAACTTAGCAACCAACCAATCAGGAGTATCTTCAATCAATTCTAGTGGCTCAATTGCCCAATCAAGTAAAGGAAAAACCATCTCGAATGCTTCGCTAACCAAACGCTGAATATCTAGCGAAATCAACCCGAATAACTTCATTGTGTTAAGTAGTTCCTGAGTGTTCCCAAGTTGTCCACTTTGAGCAAAGCCCGGTATAAGTATAGTAGGCACTTCCATTCCACGACAAACCCTTCTACCCACCCTGTCAACCGCTTGCGTGGTTGCGTTGAGTAGCTTTTCGGAATCGAAGGTTATTAATGTAGGTGCTTCTTCTAGTTTGCCAACTTGAATATTTAATAATGATGTAGCGTTTTCACCTGAAAACTGTTCTAGTTCTTCATCAAAATAATCCTGTTCCGTTCTACCACTTTCGTCTTCTTCGGTGTTATCAAGTTTTCCAACCGTTGTTAATATCGCATCTGGTCGAAATCCTTTCTTTACGTTGCGCCAATCCAACCGACCAAGTGCTGCATCGCTCTCGATTTCTTCCATTGCAGCCCATGCAACAGGTTTTGGATAAATCTTTTGCCCTGCCTTTTGCTCGAAATGATAGACAATGTCGCCTATCTGATAGCCATATTCTTCAATCTGTTCTGTAATCCTACGTAGTCGGCTATTTGATGTTTCGTGGCTGTCGAAAACATCCATATAGATACGGTTTTCCTTTTTGTCTTTCCCGTCTGCCAGCTCTTTATTGAAGTAATAACCGCCCTCATCCGTTGCGCGTACACATTCAAACTCTAAAGCATACACCCTGAATGGCTCGCCAAGTACATTGTAGATAACTTTCAGCGCAATGCCACGAAACAAACCTGCAAAATCACATAGTTCAGCCTGTAATTGGTTAGCCGTTTGCTTTGGATTCAGCTTTAAAGATGAAATAGACTTGTCCGCAAAGCCCCTGCCTTTAATAAACGTAGATTTTACCTCTCGACAACTTGAAGCTGTTACACTTGCTTCAATAGCGCATAACAACTCGTTAGGTAACAAGTTATTTAGCCCGTAATCGTACCTTTTCGCTTGCTTATTATGGTTTATAATAGCGGCACGATTCATTAAATTATCAGACTTACGGGTGTTCGTAGTCTGAACGGCTTTAATCCTACGTTTGCTTTTATTCGTAGCCACGGGTTACGCCTTTTTTTCAGATTTAACCTTTGGTTCTGCAACCTCCACAATTAAATGTGCAAAGCCATGAACTTTAAGCATCGATTTTGCTTGGTCATCTGTAAGCGTTTCAGATGTGATTCGTCCATGTCCTTTAAGCATTATTTCAACGCCTTTGAACTTTGGATTGAAGCTGTATTTTTGTTTTCCTTTACTCATCTTTTTCGGTGTTATTAGTCTACTCAATTCAATGTAGGCTAGTATTTGTTCGTTCTTGCAAGTTAAGCATAATTGAGAATTAAAAACCTCCCTATGTAGTAACACAAGGAGGCTTTTATCTGACTTCTCAAAGGGTTGGGATATTGCTATTTCAACCCGCCTCTTTATCTCATTAAACAACCAACGCGTTTAAGGTTGCAAGGTTAGTTACAACCGTTTCAGCTTCGTTGAATACCAAAGCAGCGTTCGGAAGGTCACCTCCAAAGGTCATTGCTATGCTCGTATCATCATTGATAGTTACACCGTACTTCCAATCTCCTGCCGTTGTGCTGATTCCGTAATTGTCGAACCGACCGTCTGGGTCGTTTGCAATTCCAAAAACCTCAAAAGTTCCTGCGTTTGATTCCGTCACTAGAAACACGTCAACAGCGTCCGCCAATGCTTCAACTGAAAATCTTTCGGCTGCTGATTTCGCGTACAAAACAGCGTTGAAACTTTGCGTTCGCATGTTCACCACTTCGCCAGCCGCTAGTGCTACACCAGCTCCATGCTTCAATCTTTTGCCTGTTACTTTCTTGAAGCCTTTTGTAGCTGCAAAAGTAAATCCTGTGACTTCACCTGTCGTGCTAATTGCAACCGCGTCTAAATCAGCAACACTACCGATGAAGAACGTGGCATCAAATCCACCCTTTTTCTTAATTGCATCACAACTTGGGTCTAAAACCAATAGTGAGTTTGAACATCCTGCCATAATATTTTTCTTTTAAAAGTTAGGGGCTGGCTTTTGCCAACCCCTTAAATTTGGTTACCCTCCGTAAAGAGTAATGTATCTTTGGTTAGTACACCATGTGGCGAAAGCTTGTACGTTTTTGTACCAATAGGTTTCTGCACCGTTTGCGTTCTCACCTGTTTTAAGCTGCGAAATGTCCGAAGCCAAATCCATAAGAATGTGCAAGTATTTCTTTGGAGCTGCTATCATGAATCCAACCAAAGGCTTGAACAAGATTTTAATTCCGTTGTAAGAAACATTCTCACCCTCAACTAAGAAGTTCTGATTCGATGCTGCACCCACTGAGTTGTTTGCAATCTTAATGAGCTGCAAATGCGCTAAAGGGGCGTAGATAGTCATATCTTCTTGCTTGATTACTTTAGGGTCAAGAGTAGCATACAATAAAGCATACTGAGCGGCAATGTTTGCGCTAGTAATTGCCGTAATTGAGAGTACTTTCTTGTAGTCTCCAAGACCTGCACCGGGAACTACTTTAGAAATTGAATCGTTGTGCAAGATAATTGCAGGTAACGAGTTCACCAACTTAACGGGCATCGCAGCGGCTAATGTTTGCGCGCCTGCCGAAATAGACCCTTGAGCCGCCCCCGGTGTTAATCCTGCAATCAACGCTTTTTGTGCTGTTGTTGCTCCATCCCAAGTTGC